CCAGGAGAAGAGACAACACCGCTCTGGTATAAGTCGTTGAGTGATGCGGCACTAAACTCTCCGATATCAAGAGCCTGAGGAATCTCAAGCTCTATGATCTCGCCAGAATCACCAACTCTAGTTACGCAATTTCTTCTACTGCACAGACCACTCGTGGTCATAGGTTATCCTCCGAATACTTAAACAAGTGTACCGCTGCTAGTACCAGCGAGACCGTTTAAAAACTTTTGTCTTTCAATAGTTCTTCTCTGAACAAGAGCGCTCAAAGTAACGCCGCCAGCTTTTGAATACTCTAACATCTTGGCCGCGATCGTGGCATTATCTCTTGTACCATTGGCCGTAAGTTCATTTATACTGCCAATGTTATAAGCAAAGCAAGTAAGAGCGTCTTTCGACTCTTGCGTCCAATTATAGTTACCCTTCTGATTTATCGTCTCAACGTTAACAATAAACTTCTGCAGGTTCTCGCTTAGAAGGCGTGTCGCCTCTTGCTCGGATATAGGTCCGGGTATCTTAGGCGGTTGACTTGAAGGACCAACACCACTGCCGTAACCAATCGACCATTGTCCGTAATCCTCGTACGGGTACTCACTAAATCCTTCGAAAGATTTTACAAGCGTAAGAAGATCCATACTTGCGTTTGCCGATCCGGTATACTCTACCGCAGGATCTGCACCGCTAGCGCTAGAAGAAGAACCTCCACCACCTTCATCCTGGGATGCGTATCCAGCGGATCCAAGCGATGAACTGTTTCTATATTGAGTCGTGCTTGCACTCTTTGATGCAGGTTCTGGAAGCTCTGTACCCTCTGCAGCTACCGCAGTTGTTGCTACTGACGGGCTTACTGCAGATCCGTTAGCCATACTAACGTTGTCGTCTATATAAACATTAGAAGCATTAATGTCAACCCGAGACTGTCCGCCTATTCTAACAGTCTGAGCTCGAAGATGTCCTATGTCTTCTGCATTTAAGAATAGATTTGTTCCAGACTTAATATCAAGTCGGTCTGTTGATTGTATAGCTATAGCCTCACCAGACTTGACACTGATTGACTTTCCGCTCTCAATGTTGATTGCTCTGCTCGATTTTAAATTGATGTTCTCAACGTTAGCTTCAAAACGAAGCTTGGCGGCTCGCATCTGAACTTCTTCGCTTCCGTTTAAGTTCATCTGACCGGCAACAGATAACAGATGGTTACCGTGAACGATCTGCATAAAGTCGCCTTCAACTTCTTCTACCTTATTTCCTTTTACGAGAACTCGGCTATCTCCCATGATAGTCACTTGACTCTTACCACCAACATATACGTGTTGATGTGTATCGTTGACCTCGTACTTATCAGAGATTGACTTATGAACCGATGTGCCGTTCGAGTCAATAGATACGTATGAACCTGATCTATGGAATATCGTAATTCTCTCTGCACCTGGAGTGTCATCAAGTTCTATCGAGTGGCTTGCCGTTTCAATAACTCTATTGTATGGATACTGTGCGTTGTATGCTGGAGCTGGTTCTTCGAATGCAGGCGACGGATCATCGCTGTTCATCTTTGCGGTAGGCACGTCCTTTACACGGTTCAATTCTTGCAGAAGAACATATGTCTGATCTAGGTTCTCTCCTCTTTCGAGTCTCGAGTTTGACGGCTGGCCGTAATCGTCAGGAGTAGATCCTTTTGCGATTATACTTGAGTCACGACCAGGAACTGCGCCCCACCCGGTGACCGAAGGATTAATCACTTCGGTTAACTGTGTAGGTATAAGACCAAGGATCATAGGTTGCTGTGCATCACGGCCATCAACAAAGAAGCCGAATACAAATGAGTTTATAGGAGGTAGAGGGGAGTTTGGATCGTAGCTACCGTATATAAGAGTAGCCCACGGCAGACTCTCGGTTGGTACCTGATCCACAGTTCCATGCACTCCGAAGGCACGGACCTGTACTCTCTTTTCAAGTCTCTCATCAACGTTGTTTTCTACAACTCCGATAAAGAAGAGCGGCTCGTATAACCCAACACCAGTCTCTCTCATTCTGTTGTACTCCAATCATACTTAACAAGTTTCATATCAGTCTGATGTATGTCTTTATTAAAGACATGCGTTAGATCATTTATCATATAGTAGCCGGATAGCTGTCTATTCTGCTGCGGGTTAGGCGACATCTTAAACTCAGGAATCTTAATGTTAACGATATCACCAACACTGAAATCAAGGCGGCCATGCGCCTTCGCGTACACGATAGTGTGATTTAAGTGATGGCGATATGCAAGACGGTTAGATACTATCTCAGGAATGAACTGATCACCTCTCAGTTGCTGAGTGCCCGAGTCGTCATAGTCCCGTATGACGATATATCTTCTTTCATTCTCAGGAGTAAAGTATCCGTTTATGAATTCGTCCGTATGAGAGTCTTCACCCTCTCCCTTTCCTGACACGGACATGTACTTCTTCTTGGCATCCTGATAGTTATACTCATACTTATTTGACTTGCCAGGGAGTGTAACTTGTCTCTTTATGAGGTCGATCTCAATTACGTTGCTACGATAGGAACCGGACGCGAGATCCATCGCGGTGTTGACTCTATCTGAGTTTCTTATCTCAACGAGGTTCTTCATCTGAGCGAGAAACGCTGTACCAGACTTGTCTACTGCATCACTAAATGTAAACTCTTTAATCTCTTCTTTATTCTCAAGGAAGCGATTGATAAGATACTCGTCAGATACGAAGTAGTAGTTATCAGATGTTTCAAAAAAACGGAAAGAGCACGACGGACTCTTTCGACTGTATGCTCTGTTTGCAAGAAAGTTCATAGTTTGCATAGGAGTATAGTTTGGAACGATGCAACGGAATAATCCAATCGTATCTTCGAGAATGAGCTGTTTAGGTCCTACATAGTAGTTTTGAAACACGTTTTCTACTATATTAGAAATCGTATCGTTAAACGGTTCGATAATTCTTCGAAACATTGCTTCAAACGAATACTTAGACATAAAGTGTATTTTATAAGTAAGACCATCGTTCGTCTTTTTAATATTCACATCTGTGATTTTGTATATCGCAAACTCATGCGTTACTTTATTCTTTAGCGAGTCTTCGATTTGAATCGTAAGGAGTTCTTCTCCTCTTAAAGGAAGATCTTCTAACAGACCGATATTGTCATACACAGATGCAGTTCCACGTATGCTATCCTTATCAAGAGACTCTTCTATCGTAAACTCTGGAATTAAGCTAAGTATCTCTATGCCGTCGCCGTTCAGCGGCGTGACTACCGCTGAGATAAGCTTATAGTAACCAGGTAAAACAAATCCACTCATCTTATCTTGTCTTCAATCTCTTTTTCGATCTGCGATAGGTATACACGATCAACGAGTTGTATATTTCTCTTATTATCGTTTAATGCCTGTTCGTATTCGTAAACGCGATAAGGAACCCATTCAGCAGGAATGATACGCTTAATTACGATACGTCTTCCAGCTTCTGTTCTTAGGATTACACGATCTTCTTTACGAAGAAAGATAGTTCGAAAACTATCTGGTGCAAGTCTAATAAAATCAACTGCCATGTTTATACCTCTTTATAGTAATAGACTATATTGTCGCCAAATGCATCCGTAGTATCACGCGCCCAGTCTATCACTTCGTATCCTGTTTTTCCTGATTTCTCAGCATACTTATCGATTAGATAATTATGGAACGTATCTTCATCCATAGGCCAATCGTGATACGGGTCAATGATATTATTTGATAGATACACGAGCCATGCATAGTTCGGATCGCCGTAGTAATGATAGGCGATGTCTTCTGCGCGATCGCCTTCTTCTATCGTATAGGGAAGAAACGCGTACGGGTTTTCTATCGACTGTTTAAGAAAGTTAACTCGTCTTGTGATATCTCTCACAAGAACGTTGTTATATCTTACCTCTGGTAGTTTTTGAAAATATTCGCCGCTCATTTTTATCTTTCATCTATGCTAGTTTGTACAACAGACGGTGAAAATGTTGAAGCACCACCATAATCTTCTGCGGTATGGATGTCAGCTTCAACGAGATTCATGCTCAAACTAACCATTGCTGGCTTTCCACCCTTTACGATAGCTAGGCCGTGTGGAGTATAGCTCACGTTAAATCCCTGTATCATGGATGTCTTAAAGTACATATAGTACTGCTGGTCTACGCCCAGTAGGAATATATCTACGGTGCTTGGATAGTTTAAGAGAGCTTGTGAAAATCCAACGGCGGTGCCGTATGTCGGTAGCATGTTTCGCTTAATCGTATTCGTTATATCACGTATTACATCGGATTCCCGAGCGTCTTGTGGAGCTAGGTTCCAATCAAACGTTAGTTGCTTTAAGTTAACACCATCAAAGTAGAGTGATGTCTTTGGGTTAATAGTGTTTCCTAGTCCAGTGTCAACAGCTCTTCCTAGATTAGAAGGAAGGCTTCTTCTTCCGAGAAACGCAACGTTTCTAGATATATCACCCATGTTAGGAGATAGTATAGAGTTTGCATCCAATCCAGAACCACTAAGCACACCGCCGAGCGCAGTAGCGATGTTTCCTGAGCTCAAGTCTCCAGCGCCTGCAAATTGAGATGCTGCTCCGGCAACTAGAGCACCACTGAGTTCTGCGTCGTATCCTTGAACACGAACGTTGTATGAATCTTGAAGATTTACCGGCAGCGGTAGTTCTATTGTGGTCTTTCCAGCAGGAGTTGGACCGGTGACGTTACCTCTTCCGGTACTTCCTAGTTTGTTCAATCCTCTTTGACCCGGAGCTACATACTTATACTGATTGAAAACCATCAGCATTCTATGAGCACCCTGATTATGAATAGGGAACCTTAAGCTCTGTATTGTTGCAGAAGCTTTACTTGTTCTGATGGCTGGCTGCGGAAAGTCGTTTATATTTCCCAACACGCGTTTCCTTTATAAATAGGATATGAGATTGATTCTATTTATATTGAAAACGGAAAGACATGTCCTACAAAGGCCGATTTAGACCAAAACACCCAGAGAAGTACAACGGCGATCCGACTAAAATTACATATCGTTCGTTATGGGAATTTAAATTCTTTCGTCACCTTGATGAACATCCTGACGTATTATGGTGGGCTTCTGAAGAATACATTGTTCCATACGTGTCGCCGGTAGATGGAAGAATGCATCGTTATTTTCCAGACGTCGTTTTAAGGAAAAAGAACGCAAGCGGAACTACCGAGACATTAATGATAGAGATAAAACCCAAGGCTCAAACAAAGCCACCGGATATAAGGAAAAAGAATGCGACGCCATCCGGCAGAGTTTCAAGAAGGTACATCAACGAAGTGAAGACCTACGGTGTAAACGAAGCAAAATGGATAGCAGCAAGAAAGTTCTGCGCCGAAAAGGGTTGGCAGTTTCAAATCATAACCGAAGATCATTTAGGAATTAAGTAAGATGGCAGCAAAGGTTTTTGACGATCTTCTCCTAAAGGGAATTCGTTCCGGCCAAGTTCCTGCGAGAACAAAGGCTGCTCGTGATTGGTATCGCGACCAAGCAAACGGCATTGCAAGATCTGAGTTTAGAGATAAAGAATTAAAATTCGTACGTGAAATGGGAACTGACCGATACGAAAACAGATTTCGCATCGGTCATATGTACATGTTTGTGTATGATCCAAAGCACAAAGAAACACTTCCTTATTACGATAGGTTTCCTCTTATATTCCCGATAAATAAAGCAAAGGGCGGGTTCCTTGGCATTAACTTTCACTACTTGCCGCTGCCACAAAGAGCTAAATTAATGGATGCGTTATATAATGTCACATCAAATGATAACTTTGACGAAACAACTAAACTAAGGGCTTCATATAGTTTATTGAATGGTGCTTCTCAATACAAAGAGTTCAGGCCGACCGTGAAACACTACCTAGCGTCACAAGTAAGAACGAGACTTGTGTACATCAATCCAGCTGAGTGGGACATGGCACTTTTCTTGCCGACAGAAAACTTCGTTGGAGCAAGTAAGACTAAAGTCTGGGAAGACTCAAGAAAGATCATAAGAGGCGGAAGATAAATGCCATTCAATATAAACGAGTTTAAGAGCACAATGAATAAGTACGGTGGACCAGCCCGTAAGAATTTGTTTGTTGTTGAGATTATGAACGTGCCGCCATTTAATAACGGAATGTCTCTGCGTGATTTAAGATTCTTTTGTCAAACTGCGCAGGCGCCTGGAGTAAACGTTGCGGTCACTGATAACTTTCCAAACGGGTTCGGCGTAAGACAATCCATCCCAACACAGATGACGCACTCGCCATTTAATGCAGTCTTTATGTTGGACTCGGATCATCAAGTATTGCGCTTTTTTCACCAATGGTTACAAAGTGTTATAAACTTTGACTATACTAGAGGTGGGTATAATTCAGTTAACGATCAGCTTCCGTATGAAGTTGGGTACGTAAAGGACATATCGACTCGTATTGTAATACGAAGCTATAGCACAGACTCAAACGGTTACTATGAGTATGTTCTCG